CTGTACGGGAATCTTTGCTATTACGTCTTTTGTCTGCATTATTTTCTCCTTATCCTTAGTCCTAAACGGGCACGCCTTCGGTTTTTTCTCTTAGTAGATCCAACCTTGCGTCTCCCTCTGCCGTGTCTTTTTCTTTTCAGGTCCGCTTTGCTCATTTTTCTATGAATGTTGGAGTGTGTTCGCCCACATAAGATCCAACTACATTATAATTAAAATATTCTATTGCCTCTTCTTCACTCATATCCTTCTTCAATATCTCAATACATTTGTTTTTATCGTAAGCTATTGAGAGTGAATTGAATGTTTGAGCAACACCAATGACGGCTTCATCAAATCCATCAGCAAAGAGGAGAGAAGTATCTGGGTGTATTGTGCTTATATAAAAATCTATTTCTTTTCTATTCACTACGGCCCCACATATTTCTCCTTATGCTTCTCAGAAATCTCCGTAGAGCAATACGGGCCGCAAAGAAAGTTAATTTTATATTTAAGAGAAGGATACCAGGATTTACTAAAATTATATTTCCATCCATTTCCGTCAAACCACGCATCACAGTTGAAACATTTAAAATCTGGAGCCGTCCCGCCTTTTGGTCCCGGTCGCACGCTCTTCGGATCATAGTCCTCCCCTTTCTTATACCCCACAAAGACCTTCGCATTCATCGGCAAACTCTGGATCAAATGTTTCACCAAACAGGTCTTGTTGTTTTTTTGTCTCTTGGAAATCTATGGTTCTCAAAGGAACCGCTGACTTGTGTAAAAATAATTCTGCTTCTGTATTTTTCAGTCCTTTTCTAATCTTGTCATCAACCTCACACGCATCTTCAAAATCACTTGGATAATTCTTCTGCATATTTTTCCACTGGTCATTGTGATGGTATGGACACCCTATGCAAGATGACTTACCTGGCATTGGATGTACTCCACTTTCCTTGTACCACCTGAGGCAGTCTGCTCTTGACATTTTCATTTCTATCAATGGCCAACGGGATTCTATCCACGGCATTCGTGCTTTTTTCATACGCATTGCCTCGTCAGTTGATATGCCAATCCATTGTTCCACAATTGTTCCTTTCTTCACACGGTGGCGTGGCTTTATGCCCAGAATTTCTCTCATCTTTTTTTGTATGGGAATAACTTTATAGTCATGGGTGCATTGTCTGTATAGCATACCAACCTTTCCGCCAGGCCGTGCTGCAAATAGTGGTGGATTTGGCACACGTCCGGCGAAAGATTTCTCCTCTTCTCTAGACCCTGGTTCCGGGTTCGCTGCTTTGATAAGGTCTTCCCTAAGGTTTCCTCTCTCTACAGTAATGAGAGGGCAAATTGTTACAGCTTTTTTGAGATATTCTACATGCTCATAAACAAAGGATGGCTCCCATCCCGTATCAGCAAAGATCATGTAGTCTGGTTTGTGCTTTGTTAGTCCTTCTTGCGCCATGAGTGCGAGACAGGAAGACTGAACCCCTGCTCCGAGCGATAGTATGCGGAGGGTTGGTTCTTTTTCCTTTCCTTCCTCGTCTTTGTAGATTGGCTGATGAGTTGCCGCAACTGCTGCCATATTATTAAGACTCTTTTTAGTAACTTTCGTAGACATCTCTTCCAAAAGCTTACGTCTCTCATACTCCATTTGCTCCGGGTTTATGGCAAAACCTGGTTTTGCCTTTGGTTTTTTACTCTTTCCTTGTTCCCTGTATCCCCTGTTCACTTAGCATCACCCCAATTATCTTTTATTTTATACTCCACTTTGGATGGAACTTTTAACTCTACACAGTTTTCCATGATATTTTTAACATCCTCCCCCTCTTTATCAGACTTTACACTACAATTCAACTCATCATGCATCTGTAGAAGCGGTGTAATGCCTAGGTTTTCATATATATCCACCATTGCCTTCTTAGTTTGGTCTGCAGCTGACCCCTGAATCAATCTGTTAAGGGCTTTGTATGTACCGGCTCTCTTCACATTGCCATACTCTGCTTCCGCCTGCTTTAAAGGCATCGCTTTATAAAATTTATTTGGTTCATACCAGTTAGGTTCGTACATATCAAATCTGCATTTACGTCCAAGTAGGGTCCTGATGGTTCCCACTTGATTGGCTCTGTTCATGACAGCCTCTAGCATTCCTTGCATAAAAGGAACCTTAATTCTAAATTCCTTGAGCATTGCCTTAGCTTCCATTGGAGTAATGTCCAAGTCCACTGCCATCTTTTTGTATCCCATGCCATACATAACCCCAAGACCAATGGTCTTTGCCAGTCTTCTGGGTATATTAGCCATGTCAGCTGTCTGTTGGTGAAAATCCAATCCTTTTACAAAAGCTGAACGAACATCTTCAGCTCCTTCATTCTTATTAAGAATAGCAAAATGCGTCAATAATCTAGGTTCCTGCTGTGAATAGTCAGCTGAAATCCAGTTCTCTCCCACTTCCGGAAGAAATATCTTTCTTACCTCTGATCCAAACTCACTCCTAATAGGCATTTGTTGTAAATTAGGAGCGTACATGGAAAATCTTCCTGTCACAGTTCCACCACTATCTCCACGGATTTGATTAATATGAGCATGTAGCCTGTCATTACAAATATATTTAGAGATACCATCAATGAATGTCCCCTGTAATTTATTAAGTACACGTGCCTTAGTAATCATACGAGGAAGTTCATGCTTATGTGTTTCCATGAATGTCTGAGTAAAGCTAGGAGCTCCAAGGGCAGTGTGTGGGTATTCTAGATTTACTTGATCAAATGCATCTGCGCAAGATCTAGCTGACCATACTTGCACCTCATTACCTACTAAATCTTTTATTCTTTTTAAATATCCTTTTTCTTTATTATATAATTTTCTTTTTAATCCCATGGCACGGTCCATATCAATTCTAATGCCACGCTTTGTCATATTGAATATAACGCGAATTAACCTGCATTCCATGTCATAGACGCCTTCCAGTGAATCTTTTTCTATTTCTACCATCAATCGTTCATGTAATTGGTAGGTGAGCCTAGCGTCTGCTTCTGCATATTCCCCTACAAATGAGGAATGCATTTTGTACATGTCTGCTTTAGGATCCAATCCTAGTTCTTCGGCCTTTTCTTTCAGTACTTTTTCATTTTTATATTCTCCAAGATAGTCAACGCACATCTGATTTAAGGTATAAGAATACCTGTTTTCATTTAATAAAGCGGAGGCAATCATGGTATCATGGATATATCCCTTAACTTCTATATCTAATGTTGAAAGCCATCCCACATCATACTGTGCATTGTGAAACACTTTTTGAATTGAATCATTTTCACATATAGACTTAATGTATTTAAGTACCTTATCACTATCCATGTTTCCCCCACCTTCGTGAGCTATTGGATAATAGGCTGTAAAATCACCGCTTGATATGGAAATGCCTATGACTGATCCTATCTTTCGTGGCCATCCTGGGCCCATTTTCTTCAGATCAGTGTCGCATGTTTCCAGGTCTACGGCTACAACCTTTCTTCCTTTCATTGATGGAAATTCTGTAGGATGTAACCACTCGGACTTCACTTCTTGTTGATTAAATAAATCGTATGTCATTTACCTTCCTTAGCAAGTTTCATGACATGTTTTCTAGTGACTTCCCCCATGATCTCACCACGAGATTTCTCTGGAGTGGAGTCATCTTCAATTTTTAATTCTCCTGCTATCGCCATGTAGGCAGCACCGTCAACATAATCATCAATGTTATGTTTACCTACGATTGATCGAGAAATTTTCACTAAGCCCAGCATCATGGCCGCTTCATCAGGTGTTATTGAAGACATAGGTTTTAGTTTGCCATCCAGATATGTATTCCAGAACTCTGCAATTTGCTCATGGTTCTTGAACGTGTCTCCATGTGACTCCTGCCTGCTATTGCTTACCAGATCAACAGCCTTCATTAGTATTTCTTCTTTTTTCATATTATAAATCCTCTCTCTTGTTGGGGTTGTATTATATGTAGTTCTTTTTTGGCACGTGTAACCCCTACATAGAATACACGGTTGGTATCGTCTGAATTCTTTTCCATCTCGTCCCTGTTGGCTCTTGATATATCAGTGAAGAGCATGACATTGTCACACTCTCCGCCTTTAGCGACATGGACTGTGCTTAAATTAATAAGAGGCTCTGCAGTTAAATTTTCCGGGTTAAATCTTTCCAAGGCCTGTAAATACTCCTTGTCCCTGTTACCAATCTTTTCAAAGGCGACATCCCAAGGTACACTTGTTTTTAATAAGCCATGGTGTTCAACGAGCTCTTCTATGTTATAGGATTCTTCTTCCTTCTTCTTCCCTTCAAATGATTGCAGGTTCTTGTATCCCCTGGCAACACCGGATTGAGAAGTTAAGTGACCATATATATCTGATACATCCTTGTAGGAAATATCCTTATCTTCATGTAATCTGTTCCATGAATCCACGGCGTTTAAAAGTTCCTTTTTAATCGCCATCTTGTTGTTCTTTTTGTACGGAAGTCCTTGTATGCGAAGGTCATTTTCTATTTCCTTGAACATGTATTTACATGTTGCCATTACCAACCAATTTCCTTCACGAACATTAACTGCTTCCGGATAGGCGTGAAATTTAAGAGCTCCTTTGTAGTCCCTAGGGTTCCATTCCTTTTCCCTTCTGTTGTGTATCCTGCCAGATATATTGACAGCGACCTTATGAACTGATTGAGGACATCTATGGGATTGTTTTAAAATTTCCACGTTTCCTTTCATGTTAATTAAGTGTTCCACATCCGCGCCGGCCCATCTGAAGATGGCTTGATCGTCATCACCGCTTATGTAAACTTTTTTAGAATTTCTCCACATCTTCTCGCACATGTCCCATTGCAAATTGTTCAAGTCTTGCGCTTCATCAATGATGACAATATCCAGTTTGGGAACTGGTCCTGATTCAATGTAAGTTGAAAGCATGTCAGTGAAGTCATGCTTGTAGTTCTTTTCCTTGTAATTTTCCAAAGATCTGTAAGCCCTGGACAGTTCAGGCCAGGAAACATCTAAATTAAATTTATTATAAAATTCCTGTACCTCCATTTTCTTAACCCTAGCTTTATTTATTATTCTTAAAAATTTATTGTCCGTATAGATAATTCCAGTATCATCCCAGTCCTGTGATACAAAATTTAGATCCACCCCGTAATCCTGTGAAAATGTTCTATAGTCATTAGCATTCATTACTTCAGAATGAGTCATTCCCAGCTGTCTTTTGCCAAAGGCATGCAGGGTGCTGAAATAAGGAAGATCATCATCAGTTAAGTTAAATTTTATCTTTGCCCTGTTGCGTGCTTCATCAGTGGCTTTAGTTGTAAAGCTTACAAAAGCTATAGCTGATGGATCAGTGCCATTCTT